CCTCCACCTAGACTTCTACCAATTTCAGCATCAATAGCTTCTACTGTATTTCCTTCTAATGTAGTACTTTGTATTACTGATACGCTTGTTGCATAATCTATTCTTGCCATTATATTCCCCTATTTTACCGCATACGTTTTTATCGTATTTGCGATATACATTTTGTTTCTGTTGCTTTCATTGTCAGCAACCTTTTTATGAAATTCTCTTAAATAATACTCTTTTGCCTGTATATCTCCTTGTCTTTCAGCCATCATAGCACGTACATAATCTACAACTGCTAGACTTAACATTCTATTTAAATTTATATGAGTAGATTCAATTGGAGAAGATACTGTAGTTAAACTACCTACTGAAGTAGTTTCAGGGTCTTCAGCTACAAAAGGGTCTACTATAGCTGTATATTCTACTCTTAATCCTAAAGTAATTGCTTCATCTGGATATATAATATCATCAAATTCTCCGCCTTTGACTCTACCTTGATTATCAATAATTCTACCAGAACTTCTTCTAATTTTATAAAGTCTTAATTTTTTTCCGCTTTGTATATAAGCATAAGTTCTATCTGTGTCATAACTCATGGGTTTGTATCCTCGCTAACTACAGGTTCGTTTGCTAATCTTCTAATAATTTTATACTTATTATCATCTTCGGTATCTAAAACACTAATATGTTTAATTGCAATTAAATCAGCAGGCAAATTATAATCTCTTTGATTTTTAACTATATTTTGTTTAGCGCTTGTTGTAGTAATTTCATTTGATGATTGTATTTTGTTTATTGCGTCTTTAACGTAAGCAATGACTAATTTTGTATCTCTAGTATTTGCTCTTTCCATTAATTCTAAAAGCTTCACGATGTTGCTCCTTGCTCTCTTCTTTGAGATTGTTGTTGTTGTTCAGGAGCTACTATAGCGCCAGTAATTGCTTGTAATTCACCTATAGCTCTTTGAAAAAATAATTGAGATGTTTGAATGCTATCTCTACTTTTTTGAGTATAAGCACTAGCTGTATTTAATCTAATACCAGATTCTTGTAATTTAGTGTTAGCTTTAGCAATTTTTAATTGAAAAACATTAGAATCTGCTTGGTATCTAATATTAGCTTCATTTAATTTAGCCGAATAATTTTGTAAATCTATTTGAACTCTTTGACCTTCTTTTTGTATTTCAGATTGATATTTAGCAATATCTGATTGAAATCTTTGCATTGCTTCATTTAATTTTGCTGAAAAATTTTGTGTATCAATATTTTTATTTGCTGATTCTTTTTGTAGCTCAGATTGATATTTAGAAATATCTGTTTGTATTCTTTGTACTTCTTTTTGTAATTCATTAGTATACTTAGCTAAATCAGAATTAATTCTTTGTGTTTCTTTTTGTATTTCAGCTTGATAATTAGCTACTCCAGAAGATATTCTTTCAGATTCAGTTCTAGATTCTTGTGCATATTTAGTTAAATTGCTATTAAAAACACTAGTATTTTGATTTACTTTTTGAGCAAACGATTCTATGTTAGTTCTTTCAACATCCAACCTTCCTTTTGCTATACCTAATTCCATTTCAGTAATTTCAGTTGTAGCTTTTGCCATTTCTGGGTCTTCGTCTTGCAACCAATGTATAGCTGATTTACTTACTTTGGCGCTAGTATCTCCTGAAGTAAAACCGCTTTCTAGTATTGATTCAGCATTATTTATATCTCCAAAAGAATTACTTAAATTTAAAACTAAAGATTCAGAATCGTATGAAGGTAAAGAAGTTAATGTGTTATAGTCATCTTCTAGCGATTTACTTAAAACTAATCCGCTAGGTAAAGAACTTGTTACATTTATAGAACTAGGCAAAGAATTTGTTAAGCTAATGTTAGTTGGTAAAATTCCAGCAAAATTAAAACTTGGCAAAGTGCTTGTTATGCTAAATCCAGAAGGAACACTATCGCTAAAATTAAATATAGGAGTAGAACTAGGCAATTCACTAGAAAAAGATTCTATAGTCGTGTTAAATATTTTATCTATTTCTGTTTTACATAATCCTCTATAATATTGTGCTAATCTCATATAATCTAAAGAAGAAGCATATAGTATAGCAATATTTTCATATTCTGTAAGAATCCAATCATCTGTATTTTCATCAATTATTGGGGGAGCTGAATAAACAATCACTCCTTTATCTCCAGTACCAGCATTAACAGTTGTAGAACTGCCCCCTAATGGTGTATATGTTTTATTTGCTCCTGAAGAATTATAATCAGGGTCTGGTTTAATATAAATTTTACCACTTAGTTTATAGTATTTTGGAAACATTTCAGTAGCCGTTAACAAACTATCAGCTTCGTCAAATATATGTATACTATTATCAGGAGCTTCAACAGCTACTCTTTTTTTCCCACTATCTAAACGATAAACTGCTAATATTTTATCATACGCTAATGAAGAACCGTTTCCTAAAATGTCAGTACCAGCACTATTCCAACCTGTAACTTCTACTTCAGAAGCAATAGTCCATAAAAACTTTTCAGGTAATGATGCTACTATAAATTTAGCTCCAGCATTGATATACTCTACTAAATATCTAGCCTTGGTATCGTTACCAGTTATATTATTTACTTTTTCCCATAATTTCATATCTATTCTCCGTATGCATTAAGGTCCCCGTAGGGAGAAAGGAGGTAAAGAACCTACAAGGACCCAATGCAAATTAACTATTTAGATTATTTCCAAATAGCGTGTGATTCTGGCATCTTATATTCGAAACCAGCTTCAGTTAGAATCATATCGACTCTCTTATCCGTACCTGAGTTTTCTAAATTCTTAACTCCTACGTAAATTGAGGTATCTCTATTAACTCCATTACCAACTAGTGGTCTGTAAGCAACATTGTTCATGTTGATAGCAGCGATTTTAACGTGTGAACCATCTAAGGCAATACATCTAGCTACGTTCATTTTACCGTATACTGTTTGTATTTCTGTTACGTCTAATCCCATTACTTTCTTTCTACCAGTAACGGCTAAGTCTGCTCCAAAGCGATTAAAGTTATTACCATTATCGCCAATAGCAATGTTATTCTTAAAGAACCCACCTAGTTTATGCAACCAAGTAAACACAGCAGTACTACATAAGAATACTGTTGCTCCGTCTTGATTGTATCTAGGGTCAAAATATTGTGACATATCTTGTAAGAAGTCATCAATACTTTTTGTAGCTAGGTCTAATGTAAAGATATTACCAAAATTCAAGATGTAATCAATTGCACCTTGAGTGTGGTTAACTGAACCATCTGCAACTTGTGAACTAAATAATCCAGCCCATTCAATGTCCCATTTGTGTTCAATAAGTTTTTCTTTCCATGTTCTAGCCCACTCATTTGGTTCATACTTTAGAGCTGTTGCTCTTGCAGTATTAGTCATACCAAACTCGCCTCTAAAGATTTGAGTTTGTCCGTAACCAGTTGAGTATGGGTTATCTTTCCAAGATTGTCCAAGTAATTCAGAACCTTCTCCATATGATGTACCAACAACATATGAACGTTTTCCTTCTAATGCTTCAGCAATATCTTCTGCGTATACTTCTACGTCAGGTTTATTGTTAGCTAAGAAAGATGCTAATTCAGCTCCACTAGACATTCTAAGAACTTTACCAGTAATTAGAGATAGTTTAGAAGCGGATGCACCGCCAGCTCCACTAAGGTCTTTGTCTGCTGCGTCTGCTACTGCTGTAATGCGAACTAACATATAATCGTTAACTGCATTTCCAGCTGCGTCAGTCATAGGTACTTTAAGGATTTGATTAGGTTGTAGAAATTGTGGTCTTGTACCATCAACTCCTACTTTAATTTGTCCATTACTTTGGCCTTGAACATTTTGAATGTTTCCAGCTGAGTAATAGTCTGTTCCTGCATAAAGCTTTACTTCACTTCCAACAACGGGTGCTGAAGTGTTTGCTGCTTGTGCTAGGGTTGCGTCTGCAAATACATCGGTTGAAGCAGATTTAATACTTCCAACGATATATACATAACGCTTCATGAATGAATGTCTCTTCTCGGTAAACTTAAAAGTTGGGTCATCCGTAGGTTTTTTAGCCATTGTAGAAACAAGTCTAAAGAACGGTGTTTGAGCTATGGCAAGTTCTGAAAATCTATCACCAAAGTCATAACGTCTACGTAAATCACCAGTAGGGTATGCTGTTGTTGGATTAACTCCACCAACTTCTCTCCCTCTGTTAAGTAAACCAGTAGAAGTCGACAATGCTAAAGGTGTACTAGGCATGTTTCCCTCCTAAGGGTTTGTTTTATTTACATTAACTCATCTAGCCCTGCACCTTGTGATAGCAGCTTGTCAAAAACGGCATCGTCTACTGATTGTTCATCTCTTTGTTCGTTCCCAGCCGAAGCAACGCTAGGTGGCATAGTTCTAACATTTTTCATTTGTTGTACTATTTCTTGTCGAGCACCTTCAGCTACTTGAGCATCACGGTTATCTCTATTTTTCAAATAATAAACATCTTCTAATGTTAGTTTATGCGATTTTGCATAATCCATTAAATCAGAGTAATCTTCATTAGAAACTTTGTACTTATCTTTAAAAGCACTTTCTTCTAAAGCTTTACGTGATTGTATAGATTGTTGTTGAGCAAAATCACCTAATCTTCGTTGCACTACTCCATCCACAGTTGCATTAAACAATTTTGCAGATGAAGATTTAGGGTCTGACAAAGCTTCGTCATAATCAAAAACAAAATCTTCGTCTAAGCCAAGGCGCTCTTTCACACTTTCGGGTGCTGAGCCACCACCCTGAAAATAATCTCTCACATGATTAATTAAATTCGGGTCTTCTTTCATTGCATTTAGTAAAGGCATATAAGGTTCAATCTCTTGTAATTGACTGTTAAGTCTTTTAGCTTCACGAGATGAATCACTATATCTCTTTTCTAAATTATCTACTTCTTGAGTAGATTGTTGCTCGACTTCAGGGTTCCCTTCAGGGGAAGTTATCTGTTGTTCTTGAGCTTCTTCTATTGGCTGGGATATAACATCACCCATAACTTGTTTATCAAGCTGAGAAAAAAAATCTTCAGCCACAGTATCTTGCTCTATAGGGGCTACTTGTTGTTCTGCTCTTTCGGCATCATCCATAAGTAGGTTATCCTGTGTTATTTCACTCATACTGTATTTCTCCTTCTAATTTACAGTTATTTTTTCTGTTTATCAACACTAATTTTTTTCTTTTCTAGTGCTAATTCTTTTTTTGCTAAATCAACGGTATCTTTCATTCTACCGCCTAAAAGTCTTTGTTCCATTTGGGTCTGAGTAACTTGTCTATCAATCGTTTTTTCAGCTTGGTTAATTTTATCTTTAATACCAGCTTGAACTAATTGTCTTTCTAATGTTTCTATAGTTCCCTCTTGGTCTTTCATCTGCTCTTCCATTCCAGCAATTTGTTGTTGCATTTGAGAGTATACGCTTTTTCTTTGCAATAATTGTTTTTTGTTTCTTATATCAGTTTGCTCTATCATAGCTATATCATCTATTAATCCAGCTTGAAACCATTTAAAATATTCATCTTGCAAAGCCCATCTATTAATTGGCTGAGTTGAACCAGATACAATCCTAACATCAAATTTACTTGAATTGTAATCATTATATCTTTTTATAACTTCACCAAAATCATTATAAATAGGAATATTAATAGAAGCTTCTTGAATTTCTCCCTCTCCTTGACCAGCTTCTGGTTGAACTAATCTAAATATTTTTTGACTAGTATATGTAAATTGAGCTATCTCTTTAAAGACTCTACCTACTTGTTCTAAAGCTGGTTCCACTACATTATTTACCCATTGTCTTACTCTTCTCGTTCCATATTCATCCATAGCTAACATACCACGATATGTTTCGTGACTATCTTCTCCTACTCCTTGCATACTAGATGAAATACCGCTGATATGTTCTATGTCGCTTTTACCTTGTTGAGTAACAGTATAAAAAGCGTTGTTAATAGGCAAAGGTTGTATAGCGTTAGGAACATCAAATCCTTGTCTGTATTTTAATAAAGCTCCAGGAGAACTTGAATATTGTTCCCATTCTTCTTCGTCAATAGCGCCTTCTGTATATAGCCATCTTAAATTACTAGCAAGATTAGCATTATGTAACATAATTTGATGCGCTTTATTTATTTCTCTTTGTTTACCAATCATAGGAGTTACGGCGCTCACTGGGTAAGGAGTGTTTGTATGAGTATACATAACTGGAATAATTGGATAATCTTCTATAGGCAATAAACTTTCGTATAAATACATATCTCCAATTGAAGCACATACCTTTACTTGAGTTTTAAAAAATTCTACATATTCAACTACAGACTCTGCAAATGTATCAGATTTCATTTGTATATCAAAAGAACTTTTATCTATTACACTTTGAACAGTTTTGGTTTGAGCTTGAACTAATTGAGCTTCCATTAAAGCTCGTTGCTCTTCTATTCTCATTTGCATTTCTTTAGAAAATTTTTCTAATTCTAATTGCATTCTTTCTGGCAACATTTCGCCTTCATTAACTAATTGCATTAATTCTAATTCTTTTTCTTTTATACCAACAGACATTTCCTCTATCATAGATTGCATTTCTTCTTCTGCTTGAGATTGAATAGCTTTTAATTGTTGGTCTGTTGGGGGTTGTTTTAACCAAACATTTACAAAAGGAATTTTTTCTTTACTATAAACTTCATAATAGTCTAAGATTTCATCTTGCTCTCCATCTAATTTAAACGCTTCATTCTCTACGTCTCCTGGCAATATTGTTTCAGATTCATGAACATCTCTAAGACTGTATTGTTTACTTTCTGTTGAACCTGAAGCTTTAGATATTTTTGTTTTAAATTGAGGCAACATTTGCATTAAAGAGCTTTTAGAAAGATTTTTTTGTATAATTATATAGTTAGCATCTCTAAATAAAAAATCTCTACTAAGAGGGTCTACATAAACATCGTAAGGGTCTATAGTAGAAAATATAACTTCTCCCATTCCTTGGTCTGCATTAGGGTCTACATCTACTCTAAAATATCCAACTCCTTTGACTAAAGAGTCTTGTATTACTTGACCAAATAAACTTTTACCATTTGATAAATGCCAACAATATTCAGCAATCATACTATGTACGTGAGCAATATCAGCGTCTGAACCTTCTACTCCAATCGCCTGCCATCTAGGATTGTTAGCGGTAATAAAAAATTTCATAATATCAATAGCTGGAGTTATTCTATTGATAATAAAATCAGGCATACCTCCATTTCTTAAATCTTCTAATTCTTCTGCTGATAATTGTTCGTTCAGATAAAAATCCATACCTTTTTGAGAATCGGTAAACCATTTTTTTCTAAAATAATTATTTGCTTTTTGAAACAAATGCTTATTTACGTCAGCTTTATTTTTTCTTCCTCGTTTAGCCATATTAATCCCTTATTTCAAAGTGTGGTAAATCATCAAAGTTATTATCTTTTAAATCTTTATCTCTATCCCAATCTCCACCCCAACGAATATTAAGTCCCATTGAAGCTGCAATACCCATTACAAATCCAGCAAAATATGTAAATCGCTCTCTATCTTTCCAATCTATAGGATACGGAGCTACATCTACAGCCAATGAAGGGTATTTGTTATGATTTCCTTTTGGATATTTTAATTTACTAAATCCTTCTACAAATAATGCATCTTGTTCTGCTTGACCTCTATGTCCTTGTAAAACAGTACAATCAAAATCTTCAACTACTCTTTCAAATAGTTCTACTAATCTTGGGTCGCAAGTATTTAATTTTTCTTGTGATTTTTTTCCAAAACTTGGCATTATTAATCTCTTAAACTTTTTATATAGTCAAATATACGTTTTCCTTGTTTACCAAACGCCCCACCGCTTTTCAACTTTTCTACTGAAAGTTCTTGTTTAGTTTTTGGAGGATTTTTAAGATACATTTCATAAGCAGCTTGAGATTTTGGTCCCCAAATACTATCTAGCTCTCCTTCGTAAAAACCCAATTTTTTTAAATCTCTTTGATGCGCAAACACATTTTCTTTTGACATATCGTGTTGCAGCCCTTTAGGCAATTGCCCATCATTTGGCGTAACAGTTATTGGTTTCATAGATTGACTATCCTTCATCATTTCACGAACAGTATCTCTTTTTATGTACCCTCCATGTTTTGTGTTTACTGGATTCTTTTTTAACCATTCATCTGCCATTTGGTCTGTAATTCCATATTTTGCAGTATCTTGTTTAGCTTGTTGAATACCTTCTTTTGTATATGGATATTTTTTATTTCCTACTTGTGGCATAACTTATTCCTTATTTTTTAAAAGTTTTTTCTGATGCTGAAATTCCAAATGAACCAAGTGTAACCCAAACAAATGAATTGTAAATATAGTCGTTAACCATAAGTTCAATTCCAATAATTCCCATAGCTAAATCAACAATACCAAATACGCACATAAGTGTAAATGAAAGAAATCCTATGATATTCTTTTCGTTATATTCGTTTTCGTCTTTAAATATTTTCCACATTAAGCAACTAACCAATTTTTAGCTTTTCTTTTAGGTTTATACCATTTTGGTTTATCTTTTGTCCCATTTTGTTTATAATTAGGGGGAAAAGCGTGTAAATTAGCATAATATAGTCCCTCAATTGTATCATCATGAGCCATTCTTGGTCCAAATGTAATGATTTCGTTAATTAAATCAAACATATTTTCTCTAAAATATAAAGAACCTACACTAAAGATACCAGATAAACCTGAATAAATTCTATTTCTTTTTTGTGTTCCTCCTGGTTTTTCGGGAATTACACTAATATCATAACGATTAATTCTCCTCCTTTCGTCATTAAGTGCTTGGAATACACTACGATTCATAGCGACATCTTCTACTGTTGCGCTACTACAATGATACTTATTGTACAATTCAATAATATAATCTACTACTCCTTTCTTATCAAATATTTTACCATTGTTGTCTTTTGCTCCTAATGTAGGAATACTACGATGTCTTTCATATTCTAAAACATAGCGATTATTATTTGCATCAACTGCAATAACCATTATTACACTAAAATCAGATTCTTTAGTATCAATATCGGTAGCTGGGTCACAACCAATAAAAGTAGTAACTGGAGTTCTATCTCCGTCATTAACTATATAACCCATTTTATCGTTTTCATCATATTCATAAAAACCTTCCCAATATTTTATATGTTTTTGAGTCCAAATAGAATCTTCTTCTGATTGAACTTGCATCATATATTCTTGGTAAAACTTAGAAGGAGTTCCACTATCTTGGTAGAATTTTTTCTTCTCTTCTAACTTTTCTAATGGAAACCATCCTGGCCACAAAGAAGTTCCATCGGGCAATATAGCCTTATATGTAATTACTCTCCATGCAAAATCTTTTTGATTTTCTCCTTGACGAGCATAGTTGACGATAAGATTATTGATAAAGCTATCAAAGTGAACAGGAGTACCGTTAACCCTAAGCCTACCAGTATGAGGCTCGATAGCAGGATAAACAACAGCAGTAACGAGATTACTGTTTTTAGCCCTTGCTTCAGCTGTGATAGTGTTAGCTTCGTGTTCAAAATCGTCAAGGATGATAAGGTCGTATCTTTTATGTAGTTTAGCACCACCTCTAATTCCCGCAACATTCGATTTACTAATGAGTTTACATCCATTTTTTAACTCCACATCTTCTTCTGTCCATTTTTTTCCTTTCAAATTACCAAAATAATATTTGATTTTATCGTTGTATTCAAAGTGGTATTTAATATAGTCCATATTACCAGTACTAAGCTTTTGCGTTGCAGACACCCACGCATAAAATAGCATATCGTCTTTAGGGCAAAAACAAAAATCTTTGATAATCGAGCATTTAGTTAGCACAGTTTTTCCATGACCACGAGGCAAAATAACCGCTAATTGTTTTACTTCTGGGTTATCAATAGCATCAGCCATCTCGTAATGAAATGGAGGTGTTTCACTTCGCATAAAATCGTCTGGTAAAAATAATTTACCAAAAGCAATCATATCCTTACTTGCTAACTGAAGTGCTTCTTCCGCTTTGCTTATGTTCTGTATCTTGTGCATCTTTTTTAGATTCTTTTTCCATGTATTTTTTTAATTTATCTTCGTCTTTATTCATACGTATGTATTTATCTAAGACGCTATCCATTAACATTACATGACTGTGCAACATTTGCAATTGCATAGTAAGTTCTTTTATTCCTCTTACTAAATCATGTTTAGATAATGTTTTTTTATTTATTTTAGCCACCTTGACCTACCTTTCTTTTTTTATAGTGCTTAGGACTAAGCTTATTTCCAAACTTTGTATTTTTACTTTGACCCTGACGAGTCTTCTTTTTTCCGTTAGTTCTTTTTGCTTGAGGCAGTAATCTTTTCATTTACTTTTTCTTTTTCTTTTTCTTTTTTTTTGTAGTTCCTGTTCCGTATGCCATTTTAGTTCTCCCAACAATTTATTCTATCTTTAGTAAATTCCATAGTAATCCAACCCGTACGTTGAATCCCATAAAAGCTATAACGAGCATAGTCTGCGTATCTGAGGAACGACCCTCCTCTTACATACCATTTACGTTTTAGACTTTCTTCTCCGTCTTCTATTGTCAATGAATCAATTGGCTTACAATACAACTGATGATTATGTCCTAAAAAGTATACATCGCCATCAGAATAAACCGAAGCCATTTTATCTAATTCTGTGTCTCCGTTTTTAGCTCCACTTTTTCCGTGTCCACTAACAAGAAACCAATCTTTGTCACCAATAGTGATTTGTGCGTATCCAGGCAATCTAAAATATGGAACATCCATTTCACTTGCTAAAGTCTTACATACATCAAAATCTAATATGTTAAAACTTCTTAGATAGTCGTGATTCCCTCCTCTTATAAATAAACACTTATCTTGTATGGGTTGAACAAGCTTTAAGAACGAAAGATATTGTTCTTCTGGTGGAATTGCCTGTCCTCGTTGATTTATGTTATAATTAGGGGGAATCAGTTCTATCATATCTCCGTTACCAAACCATCGTGCGTTTGGGTCTTCATATATAACTTTAATTGCTTCCTGAAATTTCTTTAAGTCAAACTCGTGAGCTCCAACATGTATATCAGTTAATCCGTGTACACGTAATTTTTCATCGCTTTTTATTTGAAATAACTTTCCTGGCTCAATGTGTTTCTTGTCGTATTCTTTTACATTAGAAGGAATAGGAATAGAAAACCATTTACCGCAAGACTTACAGCTAAATTGTTGCTTAACAGTATCTTTGTTTCTTTTCTTACCTTCTTTTTTTGTCAACATACTACTACAATGTGGACATATCATTTGCTTTCCTCCTCGGAAGTTGTTTCTGGTAGTATAGCTCTTGACGCTCCTTCGATTTCGTCTGGACTAAATCCTTGGAACATACCTACGACTCCAGTTTCTATTTTTTTAACTTGATTACCCAATGTACCGATTGCTTTTCCTAGTTCTTTTAAGGATTGCAACGCTATATTTTCGTCTTCGCTTGTATCAGCTAGTTGTTTTAAAGAACCTAATATGTATGAATGGTCAATACCTAGCTCTTTAGCTATCTCTTTTGAAGTTTTTTCTATTTCAGTCATTACTCGCTCCTGTTTAAGTAAAATTACAGCTTTTTTCCTAGCCGTGTTACGATTTTTTTCAGTAAATGCTTTCATATAAGCACTCACAGCATCTTTTCCTACTGCCACGCTCGTGGCGAAAATTTTTTCTCTGTTTGTACAATTGGACCTCTCCTTTACCCTAGAAGAAGTATTCTTGATTTTGGTGCTAAATGTGTAGCGATTTGGGTGTTTTTCAAAGTCTGTGTCCATGTAAGTTTTCTTAGAGTTGATAAATGTGCCAACTACAGTTCTTACATAGCCTTTAGATTGTTTATAATTTTTAGAATCTTTTGGATGCGATAGATTTTCGGAGACTTTAAGAAGTTGAACAATACGACCATCATCACTCTTTACCCAATCACCTTCCTTTGCATCTCTCCATTCGGAGTGAAGTATCCCTTTGGGATGGTCCTTCATAAACTCTTTGTTTGTATCATAAACGTAATGTCTTGTATGTTTAATTTTTCTACTTTCCACGTTGCTTCGCTAATTGTTTATGCAAGGATTCAATCAAATACATAACATCCTTATGAACCCAATGTTTAATTCCATTAATTTCTATGGGTACACTTTCGATTCCTTCGTCAGCATCGCCATCATTTTCTACATATTCCATTGTCATCTCTTCATCTTCTAAGATTTGTTTAGACAACTTCCTTTCTAGCTTAACCAAGCGCTCAATATGTCCCAAGATTCGTTCCTGGTCCTTTTGAGATAGTCTTGCTAACCAATTTATTGATGTACCCATACATTTTTTCCTTGACTTGTACTACAAAACACTTTATCTTTGAGCAGTCTACGTAGCTATAGTAGATACTAGTAGATATAGTAGATTATGTAGATTTCTTTTTCTTTGGTTCTTTCTTTTTCTTTAAATTTTCTTGAACCTGCGCTATAGCATTTTCAAGTAGCTTCTGATTCATCTGGGCTTTTTCTGCTTCTTTTCTAGCTACTCCAGTTAAACCACCGCCACCTTTTAAATCTTTACTAGTTATCGTCATACAGACTCCTTTGTTTACATCTAATCTAAGCATACCCCATGTTATTTGCAACAAAAAATTGTAGGATTTTGAAGTAGCCCTACATACACACACCCTACCCCCTAAGTTGTGGTTGTTGATATATGAATTTACGTTGAAAATCAAATGATTGGAGAAATCAATGAGTAATACTATAGAACACGTAAGGTCAGCTATTCAGACTAACACTAGGCTTAAGATGGCTGGTGTAAGAACTAAAGTACAGAACTATCAGATTATACAAGATGGTAGAAGCTTACTTCAGTTTGAGTCTGAAGCACAAGTACATGAGTCATTGATGAAAGACCCACAGTATGCAGCACAGGTTGCAGGTCAGTCTGGATTCACAGCTCCAGGAGCTAGCTCTAATACGGATGCTAAGTTAGACGCGCTATTATCAGGCGTTCAGACTTTAGTTGATGCACTTACACCAAAAGACTAATCGTCTAGGTCTAGGGAGTACCTGAAACAGAAACTCCCTTTCTTACTCTTTTTTACACTTCCATCCATTAATTACAGTAGAATACATAGCAATATGTGTATAATATGTGGATATAATGTAGATACATAGAGATATAACACCCTATATATATAGAGATATGTGTATAACATGGGGATAAACTAGAATTAGAATTACTTTAACCTATAAACTACATGGAGGTATGTATGTATATACGATTAGAGAAGTCCTTAAGTGGTCCTTATCTTAGGATAAGCTACGAGGGCAATGGTATGTGGTATTATCGTTTGAGCGGGTTATGCCCAGATGATAATGTTGATACCTGGACTATGATTGATGTAGTCCTACACTTTCTTAAAGATTATTAAGAGAGTCATAGCCTTTCGTAACTGAAGGGCTAAAGAAAATAGAGAATTAAAGTTTAATCAGGATAGGGTTTTAGGCTTAGCGGCCTTCCACAATTCCCAGACGTGGGCGTTAGTGTCCGTAAGGGATATCTATTCTGGTTAAAATTAGGTGAAGCTTATACCTCTTATGGGCGTTCGTAGACTATGTGAAGTAGTTGAAACGTAAAGAGTCTTAGATTTAGCACAGGGTGCTTAAGTCCAGTTACGGGAGATGTAAGACGAATGAAATATTTGCACAAATCGAACATGTAAATCCAGGCATTAATGTATAAGTGTAGCCATTAGATAAATTAGATAAACTAGATAAATAGAAAAGAGGTAAATATGACTTATTATGAATTAGGATATGAACGTAGAGATAGATTGTTTAGTGATTATAGAATACTATATAAACAATACTATGGAATATCTATGAGTGATTTAAAGATGCGTAGGTTATTAATTAATAATATAACCGATAAAGATTTAAAAATACGTATCAAAGCTTTAAGAATGTTATTAGAATTACACGATTAAATATTTAAGGGGCGAGACTCTACTTAATATCAGTTAGTAGTATATCTCATTTACCTCGTCTTGTCCCTTTAATTTAAAGAATTAGAATACGGCTATATTAGTGGATAACAATGTAACATCATGCATAATCCACCTTGAGGCAATTAGATATCTAATGTATATCTGAGTAGTTAGGCAATGGTCAAATGACTGAGCAAACCTATGTCAATCAAGATACCTACAAAATGCGAAACGCGCAGATGTATCATATAGGTATTGTAGGGGGATAGCTTCCCAATGCGTAATCCTACTATAGACGTATTTTAATATTTGTATAATAAACCAAAGTAGAAAAGAGGTAGATATGAAGAAAAGAGATTGGAAGACATATAACTGTAGTAAACAGAATTGTAAGAATAAAAGATATAATAAGAAGCTCAAACTATGTAAATATCATTATCAACGTAGTAGAAAAGACATAAAAAAGATTTATAATATTGATAAAAGATTTAAACACGAGCCTAAACATTATAGAGATTTAAAAAGATTTAGAATTAAATATAAATATGTAGCAGAATGTGTTTTATTAGTTAAGTGGCAACAAGAGTATGATGAAGCTGATGATAAGAAACAAAAGATTATAGAAGCTAGAAAAAGATATATAATCAAAAGTAAATATAGCAAGCTTAGTCCAGACTTATTAAGTAACTTTGACAATAGTTCTGATATTAATTGTCAAGTTGTTAAAGATTATAAAGAACATATTAAATACTTAGAAGCGTTTGACTGGAGAAGTAGAATTGTTCTTAAAGGTAGAAGTAAAATGAAATACTTATCACAAACTAAAAAGAAAGAAGAAGAGGAAAATGATGAACAAATTTGAGATGGTAGAATATAGAAATAGAGTTAATAGAGAGTACGAAGAAAATGGTGAATGGGAATACACACATCCTTACGGTTATAAGGTTAATAATAATCCCAAGGCTGTAGCTATATTGAGCGGCTTAAATAATTACAGAAGAACACATTGGCTTGTTAGATTAATGCAAGACACTCGTTCATTCTTTAAGAAAAGAATAACTATTAAGATTGAGAGGAACTAATGTTTTATACTAAAAAGAATACTCAGACATTAAAAATATTAAGGCATTTAAAAACTTATGGAAACATTACAAGCTTAGATGCGTTTGAACATTATCGTGCAACAAGGCTAAGTGCTATTATATTTAGACTTAGAGAAGAAGGTTTTGATATTGATACTAAAAGAATACAACACAAAGAAGCAAACTTTGGTAAATATGTCATGCTAGATACTGAAAATAATGATAAACTATTTTATAATTATAGAAGGATTGTATAATAATTAGGCACGGGACTAGGATGGTCGTGTATTCATCCGATTTAATAATATTTCCTTGTATTGATATTATCAAAAATGTCCCGATAGCCTTAGCCTGAATAGGTGTTGTATTTAACCTGAAATATGTTTATATTGTAGTCGGAGGAATCAATGATAAATATACCTAAAATATATAACGATTACTTAGAAAAACTACGACATAAGAATAGAGAAAAATATTCAGAACATCGTGGTTGGTTCTCAGCTAGTGCAGCTGGTAGTTGTTTTAGAAAGCAATTACATAGAACTCAAGACTTACCACTAGAACCAATGGATGAAAAATCTAATAGATTATTAAGACTTGGAACTCTAGTGCACGCAGACTTTGAAGAAGCATTTGTAGATTATAAAGCTAAAGGTTTAGATGTAGTTACAGAACACCGCATAGAGATGCCTGAACTTAACGTAGTAGGACATTTGGATGTAGGAGTTGTAGACAAACAAACAGATAGTATACACGTGTATGATATAAAGACTGCAGGAGCTTGGAAATGGAGAATGAAGTTTGGTAGAAATCCAGACAAGAAT